CATCAGCTATAGCAAAAATTAGAAAGTCTTTAGCACCAGAAGATGCTTTTAATGTTTTATTTATTAAAGACGCAACAGGAAAAAGTAAATTACTAGAATTAACTAATGAATTAAAAAAGAATAATAACAAAGAGTTATTTGAATATGTTAGTGATTCTATAAGAAAGCGATGGCTTAGTGAGGTGGTTACACGAGATAAATCAGGTGTAATTACTGGTGTAAATATGAATAGACATAAAGCGTTTTTGGAAAAACATGGAACTATATTTAATGAATTTTTAAGTGAAGCAGAAAAAAGAGCTTTATCAACTGGAACTGTTAAAGAGTTTGGAGAAGAATTAGTAAAAACGCAAGGATTAAAAAGAGATGCTTATAGAGAAGTAGAAAATATTTTAAAACTAGAGGGTGGTCGATTAGATAAACCAGAAACACTTTTTCAAGAAGTTTGGCGATCTAATGAAATATCTAAATTTAATAAAACGATACCAATAATAAGACAAAATGAAGAAGTATTTAATTCATTTAAATCTTTAATTTTTAAAGATATGTTCGATCCATCTAAAAATAGAGTAGTAAAACAAGGTAACATTATTGTTCCTAATGTTGATTTAATAGAAACATATATAGCTGAAAATAAACAAAAGTTAGTTAGTACTTTCGGTAGTCAGTATTTAAAAAATTTAGAAGATACATTAAAAGCAGTAAGACCAGCTTTATCTAGTGTAAAACCTGTTGCAACAAGAGAAGATAATAATATTATTACTACTGCACTAAGAAGTTTTGTTGGTGTGTTTACTCGTCCAGGAAGAATCTTAACAGCTATAAATAAAGCTAGAGGACGATTAAGAGAAGATGCGTTAGTACAAGGATTAATAAATCCTGAAAAATTAGCATTAATGGCAAAAGCAAGTAGTTATTCTCCTGAACACTCTGAAGCTGTAAAACTTTTAGGAAGAATATTTTTTACAGGTGATCGTACTTTTGCAACAGAAGAAGAAACAAATATAGAATCAGTATCAAATGCAAAGGCTCTTTTAGAACAACTTGAAAACAACAGGTAACGCTTATGGTTGTCGCAGAAGTTCTCACTGGCATAGCATTAGTCAAGAAAAGTGTTGACTTTATAAAAGAAAATATTTCCACAGTTCAAGATATTCAAGGTATAGCTAAACAAATAGATGGCTTTTTTGAGGGTGAAGCTCAAATGAATAAGAAAGGTGGAAAGATTGGTTTAAAAGAACAATTCGGTATTGAATCTACAGCTAACGATTTTATTGATAGGAAGTTATTAGAAGAAAAACGTAACGAACTAAAAATGATTATTAATATGAGATTTGGTCCAACTGCATGGGATCAAATAATTAAAGAAAGAGCTGATAGAATAAATGAAGCGAAAGAAGCTGAACGCTTACGCAAAGTTGAAGCAAGACAAAAACAAAAGGAGATTATAGATGCCTTACAAACTATGGGTATTGTATTTTGTATTGTTGCTGTTCTCGTTATTATTACAGCTTTATATTTCAAAGCATTCTCAACGGCATATGCAGAGGGTAAAATCTACAATGCACCCAAAGATTATACGAGAAAACAAAAAATACAACGAGGTGAAATAATTTTACCAATTATGACTACTTGTAGGTTGATGAAACAAAAAGTTTATAAAGGTAAAATGGCTTGTATATATCGTGGGGCAAATAAAACATATGAACTTGAATTTACAGATATTCGAGTAGGTTGCCCTAAAAAATATAAATGTGTTTTAAACCCTAATGGTAAAGAGCCAAATATAGATGATATTATGGAAAGTTTAAGAAGCATTGCCAAATGAAACCAGCTTTTTTGTTAATGTGTTACTTATCGGGTATTTCCTCTGGATCCATACACTTTGCTAGTATAAATGACTGTTTATATTATAAAGATAGATTAGATGGACAATCTGTAAAAGTAAGTGGAGAACAAAAAGTTTATGATTGTTATTGTAAATTAGTTATGGTAAACTCAAATAAAGTAACTATTTATTGAGGAGGGCATATTGGTAAAGATTTTAAAAGATATTATAACAGCTACCCAAGCTGGTGGTGCTAGTGCAATGACAAAAAACGTCAAAGTAAAAAAAGATCAAACATTAAGTGATATAGCTAAAGCAAATAATACCACATTACAAAAATTGATGAAATTAAATCCTAAATTTAAAACTGGTCAAGATAAAGGTTCTCCAACAAAAGGAACAAAAAAACAAAAAACTATGAAAGTTGGTAGTATAGTAAAAGTTCCTGATCCACATACTTTTAAAAAAGGTAAACTAACACCTGTAAAATCAAAAACTAAAAAAGATGTCTATAAGAAGATTACCAAAAAACAATTTAAAGAAATGAACGTTCCTTTAAAAAAGAAGTAAGATGACCAAAAAGAAAAAAGATCCTAAAGTTGGAACAGGAAAAAAACCAAAAGGCAGTGGGAGACGCTTATACACAGATGAGAACCCAAAAGATACAGTTCGTATTAAATTTGCCACAGAAGCAGACGCAAGAGCTACGGTTGCGAAAGTTAAGAGAGTCAGTAAACCTTTTGCGAGAAAGATACAAATACTTACTGTCGGTGAGCAAAGAGCAAAAGTAATGGGTAAAAGTAAAGTAGCTAGTATTTTTAAAAGAGGAAAAGAAGCTATAAGAAAAGCTCACGGAAAAAAGAAGAAAACTACATAATGTCTAGTTTGATATGTAACCTCCCAGCTCAACATGTATGGGTACGAAAAGAATACCTCATGGATCATGAATCAGGTCATGGTGAATATGTAAAAGGTATTTGGATTAGTGCTAAATCTATTCCTGGTCGTGCTTTTTATTTTGAAACATATCTTCCTGATTATGGTGCTATGTTTGATAAATTACCAATAAGTGCTTTTTTATCAGAACCATCAAAACCTGATCCTGATATGTCCTTACCTAATTTACAGTTTTGGAACTGCATGGATTACGATGTTACTTGTATATATAAACAATTTATTGGATCCATGGACTTTGAAGCATTTACTAGGGATCATGGATTCCAAGCTGGAACGTATATTTGTACATTAGATAATTATCATAGAGATCCAGATACAATAGATTATAGTACGAGTGAACAACCAGATGAACATAAATCTTTTAACTTATTAGAATTAGATAATGGTCAATATTGTTTATATCCTAATAATAGAATGAGAATATATGATAATTCATTAACCCCAGAAAAACCCTTTACACCTGATTTTAAAGTAAGCACAATATATTATCAAGTAGAAAGTGGTAACAATACTAGATTAGGAGATACAGATGAATACTACTGGAAAACAAAAAAAGAAAACAAAGAAACTATCACCAAAGCAGATGAAGATAGCAAGAGTGGCTCCTCCAAGAAATAAAATTACTGGAGCAGATTTTAAAAAGTTAAGAAAGAAAAAGTAGTGACTCAAAAAAAGTTACAAAAAGATTCAATACTAAATGAGTATGATCTTGATGGTGATGATACGATTACCAATGAAGAATTAAAACAAGCTAAAGAAATAAAAGAAACAGAGACAAAGCTAAGAAAAAACTTAGCACAACTGCGTATGGCTAGATATACTTTGATAGGCATGGGCGTATTTACAGTAGCAATGTTTATAGTTCCTATAGAGCGTGTCGAAGCCCTAAGTGATATATCGAACTTGTTCTATATTTCAGGAGCAGGTATCGTAGGAACATACATGGGAACATCTGCATACATGGCAAAGAATGGAGTAAAATAATGTTAACAGCGTTGATAGGACCAGTAAGTAATCTTCTAGGAAAATTTATAGAAGATAAAGATATGAAAAATAAGTTGGCACATGAAGTGGCAACTATGGCAGAAAACCATGCTCAAGAATTAGCAAAGGGTCAACTAGAAGTTAATAAAGCAGAGGCTCAACATAAATCTATATTTGTTGCTGGATGGCGACCATTTATTGGTTGGACATGTGGTATAGCTTTATGTTGGCACTTCGTTCTTGCTCCAGTAACCATGTTCCTTTGTGCTTATATAGGTGTAGCTATACCTGATCTTCCAACTTTCGATATGGGAAGTCTTATGACAGTTTTAATGGGTATGTTAGGATTAGGAGGATTAAGGACATATGAGAAACAAAAAGGATTGACTAAGTAGGTATTTGATATATTTTACCTAATGTTTCCATTCGTTCTATTAAACGATTTGCTCTATTAGGAACTTGTTTATGCCACCTAGAGTCTTCCATTTGAACTGCTGCTTCAAACCAATCTTCATTAGCTATAGCTTCGTTCATTTTCTTAAACTTAGAGAGACGAGGTCTACCCATATTAAACATCATATTACATAAGATATAACGAGCTTCTAATGGTATTTGCTCAAAGTTGTCATATAGTTTTCTACACTCCTCAATAGTGACGTGTACATCTTTTTCGAAACAACTATTTACTCTATCTTCAGATATTTTTGTACCAACAGGTTTTTGATATTCTTCATCCCATTCTGTAACTAAATGACCAATTCCAAAAGTAGGAAGACCAAGATGATCTAAATAGATCTCATATTTACAGCCCTCATCTTTTTCTATTTCTACTCTTAATTTATTAATATCCATTACTTACCTCATTAAATGTCCGTTGTCACCATAATATGGAACTGTGTCTTTTGGTTTAATTTGTAGTTCATATCCCATTTTATTTAAAACTTCGTTAAAGTTTCTTAGAGTAGGCTGTCTCATTTTAGACTCCCAACTATAAATTGTCATACCACTAACTTTTGTTCCCTCTGCTAATTCTTTATGAGAATAACTTTTATATTTTCTTATGTCTTTAAACTTTTCAATTATATCAGCCATTTTTTCCAATCTTCTCCTAATACTTGAGTAGCTAAGTTTATTTTTTGTCTTAATGCTTTTACTATTATTTCATCTACAGTTTTTTCTGCAACTAAATCAATATATGTAACTTTAGCCTTTTGGCTTATTCTATGTACTCTATCTTCTGATTGCAACCTTACTTCAAGATCATACGAATTACTATAATAAATTACTGTATTAGCAGCAGTCAGTGTAAGACCATATCCTCCAGTTCTTGGTTGACCAATAAAAAATCTTAAATCTTTATTGTGTTGGAAATTTTCTACTATTTCTTGTCTCTTCTCTCCTGGAGTATCTCCATAATAACTTTCTACTGCAGTTTCGCCATATTTATCTTTTAATACTTTTTCTAACATTTGTATGTCGTGTCTATAGTTAGCCCATATAAGGGCTTTCCCATTTACTTCTTCTAATATTTCTAATAGTTCTGTTAATCTATTACTTTTTAATTCTATTACAGATCCAGAATCTGTATTTACAAAGCCACAACTTATTTGATGTAGTCTTAGTAGCTGTGTAATAACTGCATTTGCTGTAACTTGTTCCATATTATCAAGAAGAGAAACAGCATTTTTCTTCATATCTTGATATACTTTTTTCTGTTCAGGAGTTAATTCGATAACTCTTTTTGTATAAGTTTTTTCTGGAAGATCCAAACACTGTTCCTTTGTAACTCTATATGAATGTGGTTTAATAAGAGTAGTTAGTTCATCTAAGTTACGAAAACCAATAATATGATTATATTGGTGAGACCCTGCTGATCTTCTTATCATATCTGCGAACCGACTACAAAAAGAATAGTAAGATCGAAAGCCTAATAATTCTTCCCCTAAAAAAGCGAACTGTGAGTATAAATCTAAAGGTGATTTAGTAATCGGAGAACCTGTTAATATTCTTTTATACTTCGCACTTTTTCCTAATTCTATAGCGTTCTTAGTTCTTAATGCTCTATGGTTTTTTATTACAGTAGATTCATCTATAGCTAATAAACTACCCTCATTATGTATTCCATTTTTATGATTAAAGATAAATCGTTTTGCTACCTCTAATCCTTTTTTAGTAGATAATGCTTCAATGTTCATAACAAATATATGTAAATCAAAATCTCCTTGCCATATCGCTTTTATACCTTTTTTTATTTTTTCTGTTAAAGGAGAACTCCAATACGCTATCTTATATTCTATATGGTCTGGTAAATGTGTAGGTATTTCTTGCCCTACCCAGTTTTTATAAACACCTTTCGGTGCAAGTATAAAAGCTGAATTAATTTCACCAGCATCGTATAGATAAGCAATAGTATCTATTAATACTTTCGATTTTCCTGTACCCATATCCATTAACAATGCATATTCATCTTTTTCACAAGATGTTTCTAATGCATCAAGTTGATGTTTATAAGGTTTTGTTTTAAACCTATACTTCAATATTACTTCTACTTTCTTAGTTTTTTAAAAGTCTACTATATAATATTATAACAATATATAAATATTTTATGAAAAAAGTTGCTCACGACCCTTTATCTATGATAATTTGAAAATAAATATCATACTGTACTTATTTAATAAAAACAAATACTTAACCCTGTTATTATGAGATTATGAGATTATGACGAGACTTTTATATTTTAAAACATTAAAAACGATTTAATATGACAATGTTGCATAAAATAAAGGTTTATTATTATATTAATAAAGTATAAACTAATTTAGTTAGGAGAAAGTAGAATGGATAATAAACAACCTACAGTATATGTAGTACAAGACTTTGGCACTAAGAATATCTCTGGTGCTTTAAGATTTGGTCAAATAAAAGTTTTACTTCCACCCAACAGACAAATCGTTTTAAGTTCTGCTCCAACTGTCGCAAGACTAAGAGAAGGCTTAAATGGTTTTTCAGACGAAGACTATCTATTATTAATGGGGGATCCTGCTGCAATAGGTATAGCTTGTAGTATTGCATCTCATATTAATGCTGGAAAGTTTAAAATGTTAAAGTGGGATAGACAAGAAGCATTGTATCTTCCCATCAATATTAACCTAAAATACTTTGGAGAGTATGATGAACAATCTTGACGACATCCTCAGTGGTGAGGCTATAAACACCATAAATGTCAAGGCAACACCTGATGAATTAAACAGGTTGAGCAGATTGGCAAACGAGCTTATCCATAAACAAAACGAAGTAAAAGAATTCGAAGAATCTATTAAATCGTTTAAAGATAGGATAAGACAAATCTCCGAACAAGAGATACCAGACCTTTTAGCAGAGGTAGGGCTTTCTAGTTTTGAGTTAAAAGATGGAACTAAAATTAAAGTTGAACCTTTCGTAAGGGCTCATATATCAAAAGACCGAGCAAAAGAAGCTCATGCTTGGTTAGATGATAATGGTTTTGGTGAAATTATTAAAAAAGAAATAAACTGTAAATTTGGTAGAGGGGATAATAGATTTACCGAAGTATTAAGTCAGCTTGATACATTAGGTATTGATACGACTACTAAAGAATCAGTTCACCATTCAACTTTAAATTCTTTCTGTAAAGAGCAAATGGAAAAAGGAACAGATATTCCTGTAACTACTTTTGGTCTTTATAGTGGATTTGTAACTAAAATAAATAAATAAGGAGGACAATATGTCAGATAAAGCAGTTGCAAGAAAAGAAGAAACATCAGTCTTAATGGTTGATGATGAGATACTAGCTAATGGTACAGGTCTTGAAGATACAAGTTCTGAAGACTTTGCTATTCCGTTTATCAGAATATTACAATCTGGTAGCCCACAAGTAAAAAAGTCAGAGGGTAAATATATCAAAGGTGCTGAAGAAGGCGATATATTAAATACTGTGACTAATGATCTTGTTAAAGGTGACGATGGAATTATTGTAGTTCCTGTATATTATCAGAAAAAATATATCGAATGGAAGCCACGAGATTCTGGAGGTGGACTAGTAAATGCTGACCATGAAAGATCTATACTTAACCAATGTGTTAGAGACGAAAAGAAAAAATTCGTTTTAGATAATGGTAATTATATAGACGAAACGGCACAGTTTTATGTCATGGTTACTAATGAAGATGAAACAGAGTGGCAACAAGCAGTTATTAGTATGTCGTCTACTCAGTTAGGTAAAGCTAGAAAATGGTTAAGCACTATGAAGCAAAGACGTGTGAAAAATAGCGAGGGTACTCCAGTAGAAGCACCGATGTTTATGTTTCGTTATTTAGCTAAAACTACACCAGAGTCAAATGATTTAGGAAGTTGGTGTGGTTGGTCTATAGGTCTTGATGGTCCTGTAAAGGAAAGGTCTTTTATGTTAGAAGCAAGTCGCTTTTTGAAAAGTATTCGTGCTGGTGATGTAAAAGTTAAACAAGACGATGTTAACGAAGACACAACTGCTAAAGATGAAGAAGTACCATTTTAATCTAGGGGGCGAAAGCCCCCTTTTATCATTTGGAGAAAAATATGGCAACATCATATAGTAAAATTAAAGGTAGATCTAAAGGTCATCGATATCGTAATTCAATAGTAGAGTTACAACGTGAACTCTACAAACGTAATTCCAAGATGACACCAAGGGAACTAGGAGAAGATGAACGATTCGAAGATGATCCGAGGGCTTTAAGAGAACAAGATTATGGTAAAGTAAATCGAATACCAACATCTTCTTTACATAATCGTAGACATGACGTCTAAGGATGTAAAAGAATTTGCTACTCTTTTTTCTGGATTAAAAAAAGCATATGGAAGTTATTCTCCAGAAGAGAGCAACGGAGTTGGTAAAGAAAAAGGTAGATATCGAATTATATCAGAAGATATAGACGAAGATCGGTTACTTGAACTATGGAAAGAACATCTTACAGGTAAAAACTCTTTAGGTATAATACCAATACAAGAAGATAATACTTGTACATGGGGTGCTATTGATATTGATCAATATCCTCTTAACCATACAGAACTTGTAATACGACTTATTCAAACAAATGAATTACCTGTAGTTATTGCACGATCTAAATCTGGTGGTGCACATATATATTTCTTTTTAAAAGAACGAGTTAGTTGTGCAATAGTACAAAATAAATTAAAAGAAATTGCTTCTATTCTTGGTTATGCTACTGCTGAAATATTCCCGAAACAAACTAAATTACTTTTAGAAAAAGGTGATCGAGGTAGTGTATTAAATATGCCTTATTACGGAGGTAGTCGAACAACGAGATATGCACATGATGATCAAGGCATAGCTATAACAGATTTAAAAGAATTTATTACTTTTGCTAAAACAAAAGCGATTAGTAAAGCAGAACTTGAAAGTTTAAAAATAAAGTCACAGGAACTAACTGATAAAGATTTAGATGGTTGTCCACCTTGCATAAAAGTTTTATGTACTATGGGCTTTCCACAAGGCACAAGAAATAATGGTTTATTTAATATAGGAGTATTCCTTCGTAAGAAGTTTGCAGACGATTGGGAAAAGCGAGTAGAACAAAAGAACTTCGAATATATGAAACCCCCTCTTGGTGCAACAGAAGTATTAACAGTAATTAAAGCCTTAAACAATAAAGATTATCAATATAAGTGTAATGACCAACCTATAGCTTCACATTGTAATGCTGCAGTATGTAGAACTTGTGAATATGGTGTTGGTTCGTCTGGGGGATTACCACAGTTTAGTAATCTACAAAAACAAGATTCTACACCACCAATTTGGTTTTTAGATGTAGAGGGTCATCGTATAGAGTTAACTACTGACGAACTACAAAATCAAACTAAATTTCAAAGAAGATGTATGGATGAGTTAAATTTTATGCCTGTAACTATGCGACAACAAAACTGGAGAACCGTCGTTCAACAATTATTAGATAGTGTTTCTATAATAGAAGTACCAGCAGATGTATCTTTACAGGGTCAGTTTAAAGAATTATTAGAATCCTTTTGCACAGAACGAGCACAAGCCTTATCGAAAGATGAAATATTATTAGGAAAGTCTTGGACAGAGGAAGGAAAAACTTACTTTAGATTAAAAGATTTAATAGACTATTTTAATCGACAACAATTTAGAGATTATGGAAGAAATCATATTGCTGCACGACTCAGGGATCTTGGTGGTGGGGATCACTTCTTTCATATAAAAGGTAAAGGTGTAACAGTTTGGTATGTTCCAGAGTTTAGTAGTCAACAAGAGGGTTATGATATCCCTGATATGAAAGGCGATCCGTTTTGAGTGAGGATACAGATACTTGGTCTATTATTCTTGGTCCTCCAGGAACAGGAAAGACAACAACTATTTTAAACCTTATTGAAATAGAAATGGAAAAAGGAACACCTCCTGATAAAATAGGCTACTTTGCTTTTACTAAGAAAGCCTCAGAAGAGGGCAAAGAACGAACAATGTCTCGTTTTTCTTTATTAGGAAAAGATATACCTAATTTTAGAACATTACATTCTTTATGTTATCGAATGCTAGGTTTATCTCGAGAGTCAGTCATGGGTAGATCAAACTATAGAGAGTTTAACGATATAATGGGATTACGATTAACAGGTGAGATGACTCTTGAAGAAGGATCTATTTCTATGTTATCTAAAGATGATAAACTAAAATTTGTTGAGGGTTTATCTCGTCTTCGATGTGTTGGATTAAGAGAAGAATGGCAAAAGCACCACGATGAAGATATTGATTGGCATATGTTAGAAAGGTTTTCTTTAGGGCTACAACAATTTAAAAAAGCTCGTGGCTTATATGATTTTACAGATATGTTAGACTTATGTGTAACTAAAGAGTTAGCACCAAAATTAGAAGTAATGTTTGTAGACGAAGCTCAAGATCTAAGTCCATTACAATGGCAACTAATAAAAGTTCTCGCAAAGAATTCTAAGAGAGTCTATATCGCTGGTGACGATGACCAAGCTATCTTCAGATGGGCAGGAGCAGACGTCAATTTTTTGATTAATATTTCCCATGATGCTCGTGTTTTGGAAAAGAGTTATAGAATCCCAAGGAGAATATTTAATGTGGCTAATCAAGTAATAAGACGAGT